ATTTAGCGTTCAGGGCATCCAGAGCGGCCTGACGCTCCGTGGCATCCTCGATCAGCTGGATCACAGCGTATTCTTTGTCATACTGCGTATCCAGGGCGGAGTTGACGGAGGCCATGCCTTCGGCAGCTGCTACCATGGCCTCCTGATATACCTCTCCGCTGACTTCCTGCCCACGGGCTTCCGCACGGGCGATCTCCGCTTCCACCTTTTTCCTGATGGTTGTGAAACCCTCCGTGTCGGCGGCGGTCAGTTTGTACTTGACCTCGATCGCTTCCCGGGTATCGATCAGCTCCTGCAGGCGGAGTTTATCCTTTTCTGTTAGTTTCCGGTTCTTCCGCTTTTTCAGGAGGGTTGTGATCTCCTTGTCCATGGCGTCCAGAGTTTTGATGTCCGCCTGCAGCTGATCCGAAACAGACGTGTACCCGGCGGCATCCGCTGTATCCTTCATCTCCTGCAGGGAGTCCCGGGTTGTTGCGGTCAGGCTCTTGAAGGATTCCGTCCAGGATTCAACGATTTCATTCGTTTCCTTCTGTCCGTCGGACCAGACATTGGTCAGGCCGGACAGCCATTCCTTTGCGCTGGCCGTGGTGCGGACAAAGTCATCCTTCGTCATGCCGAAGAAGGAAAGGCCCTTACTCCGGCTGTAGAAGGTATCCGCTTCGGTTTCCTTCCACGATTTAGCTGTTTTCGCCATACCCTCGAGGGCTTCACGGGCGGCTTTAGCACCGGAAGCGTAGTCCACCAGTTTGATGGCTCCATACACCACAGCGGCGGCAAGAGCCACCATTGCCAGTTTGGAAGAAACCAGTGTTTTCAGCAGTCCGCCCAGTCCACCGCCTGCCATGCTAACTTTCGCGGAGAATTTTCCAATGGCGGTGAAGGCGGTACCCAGAGCGCCGGAGACCTTTCCGACAGCGCCGACCACTTTCCCGAGGATCAGGACAGCGGGACCGATGGCAGCAGCAAAAGCGGCCCATTTCACAATGGACTGCCGCTGGCTCTGGTCAAGGGACAGGAACTTCTCAAGCAGGCCGTTCACACTGTCAATGATCTGCTGGATTGTCGGGTTCAGGTCATCACCGATCCGCTGGGCAAACATGAGGGCCGTGTTTTTCAGGTTTTTTAACTTGCTGGCAGTGGTACCATATATGACACTGGATTTCTGTGCAAGGGCAGTGTTCTCTTCCCAGGCTTCCGCTGCCATATCCTGTGCGTTCGCAAACAGTTCAGTCGCGTTAACCGCACGGAGCATCGTATCACGCAGACGGATTTCACTGATTCCAATTTCATCGAGGACAGCAACAGAAGAGATACCTTCCTCGTTCATTTCAGCCAGGCTCTCAATGAACCGCTGGAATACTTTGATGGGATCACTCTTCCATGCACTGACAAACTCCTGCTCCGTCATTCCGGAGACCCGAGCGAAGTCCTTCAGGGCATCACCGCCGGTCGTGGCCGCGACTTCCATTTTGATCAGGGCCTTGGAGATAGAGGAGCCACCAGCCTGCGCCTGTATGCCGACAGACGACAGCGCTGTCGCAAGGCCCAGAACCTGCGCTTCCGTCAGACCGATCTGCCTGCCAGCGCCAGCGATACGCATTGCCATTTCAGCAATAGGTGCTTCAGTCGTGGCGAAGTTATTACCCAGCATGGCGATCGTACTGCCGATATTGGAAAACTGAGCCTGGCTTGTACCCATGATGTTGGCAAACTTCGCCAGCTGGGTAGCGGCGGTATCCGCATCCAGGTCTGTGGATGCGTTGCTCAAGTCAATCATGACCCGCGCAAATTCCTCAATGTGCTCTGTCGCAATACCCAGCTGACCGCCCGTAGCCATAACAGCGTTGATCTCATCTGTAGAGGTGGCGATCTCGGTGGACATCCGTTTAGATGCCTCGGCGAGGGTGTTGAAGTCCTCTTCTGTACCATTCACAGTTTTCCGGACATACGCGAATGAGGACTCAAAATCCATACTGGCCTTAACAGCTGTCGTTCCCAGCGCCACGATCGGGGTGGTGATGTGCGTTGTGAGCGTCTTTCCCGCCTTGGTCATGGCCTTGGACAGCGTTCCGCACTTCTTCGAGAAGTTCGTCAGTGTTGTCCCAGCCTGCGTCCATGCGGACTTCATCCGGTACAGTTCTTCCGTCAGCTTTTTGATCTCCGCATCCGTTTCCCGGGCAGCAGCCTTGGCGTTGTTCAGGTCTGTCGCGGCCTTGGAAGCGGCATCCGCACTGTTCTGCATGGTTTTCTGCAGGGCCTTGACCTGGCCTTCCAGCTTCGTAACCTCGGCAGTCGCTTCAGCATGTTCCTCCTGATACCGTTCCAAATTCGCCTTTGCGGCAATGGTCGCGGAGTCTGTTTCCCCGAGGGTATCCCGGTAATGTTCATAGGCGGCTTTGGAAGTTTCCACCTCAAAGCGCAGGGCTTCCTGCCGGGCCTTTGCCTGTTCCAACCGAGCAGAATAATCCTTATGCCGGTCATAGTTCTCTTTCAGCTTATCATTGGCGGCAACAAGGGCACGGCTGTACTGTTCTACAGCGCGGTTCTGCTGGGTCAGCTTATTTCCCAGCATGGAGAGCTTTGATTCTGTCCCGGCAACGGTCTTCTCGAAGTTCTCCACACCAGCGCCCGCCAGACGGAAGGTGGACTCGGCTTCCTTGATCTGCTGATTGATGGAGCGCATATTGCGCGAGAAATTGCTGGAGTCCAGCGACAGCGCGACCACCAGTTCGCGCAGGGTTTCAGCCATGAAAGTTCACCTTCTTTTTCTTGTGAGATAAGGGGTTCTGGGGTATAATAGGCAGGCACTGCAAAGTGCGGATGGCAAGGTCTTTACTGCCGGACAGTATTCTCTATCCGTAACAAAATACGGAAATACCACTGACCGAAAGGCGTGAGACTATGAGATCGTTGGATGAACTGCTCAAGGAAAACAATCTGAAAGATCCAGATGACATTGACGCGCTTCTGGAACTTGCAGAGATCATGGGCAAACTGATAGGCGATGAGCAGTATTCGGATATGGAAATCCTGATCAACTACACGATCAGCAATGAATACTATGAGGCCTTCTCTTGGATTGTGGCCGCATTGCAGGAAGAATATGAAAAGGAATCCTGCCGGTTGAAGAACTTCACCTGCTTTATTGGGAAATCCATTGCGAATTATGATGAATTCATCAATCGGCTACAGGTAGACCTCAAAGCAATAGATAACGACTCAGAAACCATGGTAGACCATGATGGAGAAGTCCAATCGTTTTTCAACATCCTCAAATACAAGACTGCCTATCCGAATGTCTTCCTGATTACAGAAGAAAACTTTGACACGAAGGATAATGATTTCATCCGATACAAACTGCAGTTCACAAACGAGATTTAAGGCTTCACCCCCGGCCAAACTTCATCAATGAAGCGCTGCCGGGGTTTTTTCTTTTCCGCTTCCCGCTGGGCATCCCATGCCCGCAGGCGCAGGAAACCCAGCATGTCCATTTCGTCGATTTCCTTCATACGCCAGCCGTTTTTCATCAGCTCGTTGTATGTGGCGTAGACATATTCCGGCAGCGTCAGGGTTCCGGAGCTATCGGAGTGATCGTCTGCAGAATCTCCTCCGCTTCCTGCGTCACCGGAATCGTAGGGAAAGAATCCAGCACCTCCGTGGTCTGGGTCTGAACCGCCATCAGGGCCAGCGCAATATCGTGCATCAGCCGGTCGGCAGGATAATTGTCGTACACTTCATCCGGGGTGAACTGGTTGTTGAAAAGGATGCAGAACCATTTCACCATGGTGTCCAGAGCGTCTGTCACCGTCATCTGTTCTTCAGCGATGTCTTTGCCTTCCACGGCATCCTGGGACAGACGGACCAGCTTGCCATAGGTCTTCGCGGCAGGTTCCATTTCCCGCAGCGCCCTGCCGGAAACAAAGTCCATGGTGTATTTCTTTTCACCGAGAGTGCATGTGATCATAATGATTTCCTCCTCGCAGAATGAAAAGCCGCCGCACAGCGTCATGGCCATGCGGCGGGCAGGGGTTATGGGGATCACGGGGTGAAGCTGGGCGTGTACACGCTCGTCAGGAAAGTTTCTCCCATGGCAGCGGTGAAGCCATTCTCACCCTCATCGGCAACCGCCTGGTACCGGGAATCGTGGGTGCGCTTGATCGCGGTCCACTCAACCTCACCGGTCTGGCGGTTGATGGTCGTTCCTTCCTTAGTAGCATAGTTCTCGGTGAGGGGCTTCGCCCGCACCTTGTACAGCCACACGAAGCGGAACTTGCCGTTGGACTTCTCACTCTTGAAGCCGACCGCGAAGTACGGAGGCTTGTCCGTGGAAGTCCGGATCAGGACGCCATTGTCGTCGATGTTGTTGCCGAAGATCATCTCCTGGATGGCAAGCGGGATATCCGCCATCTTCGTGGTGAAGGTCAGTTCCGGATCGGGGTACAGGACATCGAACTCGATATCGTCCGCATACTGGATGTCCGGATCGGCATTGTCCGGGGTGATGGTCGCCTCAATGGCACCAGCCACCAGCTGCAGATCACCATAGGTCAGGGTTTCCTCGGTGTCGACCGTCAGCGGGGCGATCACCATGTTCTTCAGGCCGACCGTGGAAGATACGGTCGGAGAAGCCGCAGGATTGTTAGGCATAATCTTCTACCTCCATGATT